GTGAAGTCACCTATGGGAATGTTCCCGGCATACGCCATTGACAATGACCTGAATTATGTAGCCGATAAAATCCGCAACTTCTATGAAGTTGGTGAGTATAAGACAGATGCAGAAATGGGTCAGGCTGATACACAGGCTGGATCCGATCTTGAAAAGCCGGATGCAAACGGCAGACGGGCAAGGGGTGGAAAAAAGACCACAGCCACAGCAACACCACCCACCACAACAGAAGATGCAGCACCAAAGACAGGCAGAACCGCCCGCAAGACACATGATGAAGTGGTTGCTGAAAATAATGAGAAAATGGCTGATTATATGGCAGAGCGTGACAAGGCTGTTGATGCCATTGCAAACGGGCGTGAAGAAATCCCGTTTGAAGAAGCGTGTGCAGCAGCGGATTCTGTACCGCAGCCGGAACTTGAAACACCGCCAAGAAGAACCCGCAAGGAAAGAAAGTCTGCTGAACAGTCTGAACCTGTTCAGGACGGTACAACAAACACTGATTCTGAATCTGTCACACTGGATGCAGACACATACTTCTATGTTCCGGCTGATGATAACTATGTGATGAAGCACAAGGGTGACACGGTTGACCTGATTGTTGACGGTGTTGAGGTTATGAAGGTCATCAGCAAGGAAGAATTTGGTGAAGGTGTGAAGCGTTTAGCACAGGCAGACAACCGTAAGCCGGAAAACCCTATTGACGGGGCAATGAACCCGCCGGAGAAGGGCAGACGCACAAGAAGAAGTGCAGCACAGGTACAGCCTGATAATGCAGATACAACAGCGGATGAAACCCCGGCAGTAGCTGAACAGCCGACTGGCAGAACCCGCAGAGTAAGAAAAACACGTTAAGAAAGTGAGGTAAAAGAATTATGAACAATCCTTTTGGTTTACCTGATGCAGTATTCAATGCAATCCTTGAATCAGCATTTACAGGTGCAGTTGCAACAAACATGAAGAACGCAAAGCCGAATGTTACCCCGGCAGCACCTAAACAGAACACACCGCCGGAAGATGGTGCAAAGGCTGCAAAGGAAATCTATGATTCCTATGTAAAAGTCGGGTTCAATGAGGTTCAGGCGTTTGAGTTGTTAAAGTTAGTATTAAGCAAATAAGAAAGGTTAAAAGGTGAAAAATTATGGCTATTGATTTCAGTGCATTTGATGAAAAGGTTGATTTACAGGAATTACAGAATGAGGTGCAGAACGCACCTGACAATGATTTTGCTGATGTGCCGAATGGTACATATATCATTGGTATTGAGAAGATGGAAATTAAGTTGACCAAGGCACAGGATAAGTTGATGTTTGCAGTTCAGGCAAAGATCAAGGAAGGTGAACAGTCAAACCGCATGATCTTCTTCAACCGTGTTATTTCTGGCAACAGTTCCGCAAAGTGGACGGACGGACAGGCAATCAAGTCTGTATGCACTTGGGTGAACAAGCTGATTGCAGAAGATGACACACCTGTTGAGTTCGTAAACTATGCAGATTTTGCAGATCAGATTCTTGATGTGTTCCAGTCTATTCAGGGTGCGATTGAAGTTGAGGTTGATTATAAGGCAGATGCTTTCAACCCTATCACAATCAAGGAAGTTTTTGACTGCTAAAAAAATTTTACTTGAAAAGTAGATAAAATATCTACAAAATGGAATTATCAGGCGGTGGCGGTGTCACACCTTCCACCGCTATTTTCAGAAAGGGTGAATGTAGTGATTTTTTATGATTTTGAGGTTTTCAAGGAAGATTGGCTTGCCGTTTTCATTGATGTGACCAAGAAAAAAGAATATGTGATAATCAATAACCCTGATGAATTAAAAGCCTTATATGAAGCGAATAGCAAGGATATATGGGTAGGTTATAACAACCGCCACTATGACCAGTACATATTTAAGGGGATTCTGTTAGGAATGAACCCCAAAAGAATCAATGACTGGATAATTGTTGAAAAAAAGGAAGGGTGGCAATTTTCATCAGTGTTCAACAAAGTTCCAATGATTAACTATGATGTTATGCCGAACCCCCCGGTTGGTTTAAAAACACTGGAAGGTTTTCTTGGCAGCAATATCAAGGAAACGGATGTTGATTTTAGAATAAACAGGAAATTGACCAAGGAAGAAATTGAAATGACGGTTTTCTACTGTCGGCATGATGTAGAAGAAACCATCAAGGTATTCCTTGAAAAAATAGATGAATTTAATGCAATGCACGGTATCATTCAGGCTTTCCCTGACATTGTAAAACTGTCTGATATAGGGGACAGTGAAGCAAGAATCACCGCAAAGGTGCTTGGTTGTTCCCGCAGATCATTTGAAGATGAATTTGATTTCTACTTCTTGCCGTGCTTGCAACTGAAAAAATATAAATATGTTCAGGACTGGTTTGAACAGAAAAGACAGGAAGCCTTGTCAATGGACTTGGCACACATGGATAAATACTCAAAACGTACATGGTACAAAGAACAAGGTCTTGAAACCGTGGTTGCGGGTATTCCTCATTCATTCGGTTTTGGCGGTGTTCATGGGGCAACAGCCACACCAATTCATAAGACCGGGCAACTGCTGCACGTTGACGTAAATAATTACTATCCTTCAATGCTAATCGCTTGGGGACTGGTTACAAGGGCAGCAACTAATGACAATTACCCGTTGGTGTATAACACACGAAAAGCCATGAAGGAAAAACAGATTGTTGCAAAAAACGCCGGAAACAAGAAAGAAGTCAAGCGGTGGAAGAAAGCACAGTTGCCATATAAGAAGATGCTGAACGCCTTGTCAGGTGCAATGAAGGATGAAAGCAACGCAGCGTATGACCCAAGGAACAACAACTGTATGTGTATCAATGGTCAGTTGATGTTGCTTGACCTGATTGAACACCTTGAAGTTGTACCGGGATTTGAACTGATTCAGTCCAACACGGACGGTCTTATTATTTGGATTCCTGACACAGATGAAGCCTTTGAAATGGTTGATGATATTTGTTGGGAATGGGAACAGCGTTGTTCCACAGATCAGTGTTCAATTCTTCTTGAACTGGATAACATCAGTGAAATCTATCAGAAGGATGTGAACAATTACCTTTGGGTTGGTATTGACGGCGGTGTTGAAAGAATCGGTGCTTATGTGAAGGAGCTTTCAGCGATTGACAATGATCTGCCAATCCTGAATAAAGCACTGGTTGACTACATGGTCAAGAAAATCCCGGTTGAACAGACCATCAATCAGTGTGATGACCTGATTATGTTTCAGAAGATTGTCAAGTTATCAGACAAGTATGATTGGGTAGAACATGAGCATTGCACCCCGCTTGTCAGTCATATAGGCAAAAGAACAATCAAGACGGTATATGAATACCCTGACAAGGATAAATACACATATAAGTCATACAGGGTGTTTGCATCTAACGATCAGAAGGACGGAAGATTGCTGAAACGTAAACAGGTGAAAGCAAAGGGTGAAAAATTCGGTAATACACCTGACCACTGTTTCATTTTCAATGATTCAGTTGTTGGGGTAAAAACACCACCTGAACTTGATAGGCAGTGGTACATAGATTTAGCAAAGAAACGCTTGAAACAATTTGGTGTTGTAGCGTAACACAGGGAAGGAAGGTTTTTCATGGTTTTAGAAATCAGATATGAAAATGGTTCAATGACTGTTCATCTTGAAGAATTTTTGAATATCCGCAGCATCACCGAGGTCAGGAAACTGCTGAAACTTATCAGAAGCAGTTTCACCCCGGAATGTGAACAGCAGATTAAAGAATTTGTTCAGGAACAGGCTGAACAATTTGAACAGGTTCAGAAGGAACACAGCATTTACATTGAAGGGTATGCACAGAAGATCAAATATGCAGAACAGCAGATCAGACAGACACAGCATATTATTTCACAGATTCAGATTGATGTGGAAAAGTTGCAGTTTATCAGAGATTCACACAGGAAGAACACAAAAGTTTGGAAGAACTGCAATGTTGATGTGAAAAAACAGCGGGAACGCCTGAAAGAACCAAGAAACACATTGAAGGAACAGAAGGAAGAACTGAAAGAGTTGAAATTTTTGTTGCGATCAAGGCAGCAGTCTTTTGACCGTAACATCAGGAATAAGGATTTTTATAAAAAGGTGTTAGAAAACATCACATAAGGTAGGTGATAAAAGATGCTTTACAAAGGTTATGTTGAAACCAAGGGCAAGGCAAGCATTGAAAAACTGAAAAACAGAACCACATGGAAAACCTATGATGAAGTGAAGAACCTGAATGGATTCGGTGGGGTTTTGGCTGATGACACCATCTTTATTGACATTGATGATTCTGACCAATCTGAAATTCTGATGAACATTGTGGAAGAACTGCAACTTGACTGTAAAGTCCTTTGTACCAGTAGGGGGAAACATTTTCTTTTCAAGAATCATACCATTGCAAGGAACAGGACACACGTTCAGTTGGCTGTTGGTCTTACTGCTGATATAAAAGTCGGCAGTAAGTTATCCTATGAGGTCATCAAGATTGACGGTGAAGAAAGATTTTGTGAATGGGACATTGAAGAAGGTGGAAAGTATCAGGAAGTTCCCAAGTGGTTGTTCCCGGTCAAGGCAACCGCAGACTTTGTTGATATGGATGCCGGGGACGGAAGGAATCAGGCACTTTTCAATTACATTCTGACCCTGACTGCAAATGATTTCACGGTTGAAGAAACCCGTGAGTGCATCCGCATCCTGAACAAGTTTGTTCTGAAACAACCGCTGTCAGATGATGAACTGGAAGTGATCTTGCGTGATGATGCTTTTCAGAAACCTGTTTTTTTCCTTGGCAGCACATTCCTGTTTGACAAGTTCGCAGTGTTTATGAAGAACACGGCACACGTTATCAAAATTAACGGGCAGTTGCATATATACAAAGACGGTGTGTATTCCAATGGGTACAAAGAAATTGAATCAAACATGATTCAGCACATCCCCAACCTGAAAAAGATGCAACGCCGGGAAGTCCTTGATTACATGGAATTGATTGTTGATGAAAAGGAACAGTCAGATGCAAATTTGATTGCTTTCAACAACGGTGTATATGACCTTGTGACCGGGGAACTGAAACCATTCAGCACGGACATTGTTATTACTAACAAGATTCCTTGGGACTACAAGCCAGATGCCTATTCTGAACTGGCAGACAGTACACTGAACAAGTTAGCGTGTGGTGATGCAGCGATCAGGGCATTGTTGGAAGAATGTATTGGTTACTGCTTTTACAGAAGAAATGAATTAGGCAAGGCGTTCATCCTGACAGGTGACAAGTCAAACGGTAAAAGTACATTTTTGGATTGTGTCAAAGCAATTCTTGGTGATCGGAACATATCAGCACTTGACCTGAAAGAACTGGGGGACAGATTTAACACTTCAATGATGTTCGGCAAATTGGCAAACATTGGTGATGATATTGGTGATGATTTCCTTCAAGGGTCACAGGTCAGTGTGTTTAAGAAGATTGTCACAGGTAACCGCATCAAGGCAGAACGCAAGGGACAAGACCCTTTTGAGTTCAACCCGTTCATCAAGTTACTGTTTTCTGCAAATGACATACCAAGGATGAAGGACAAGACCGGGGCGGTGCTTAGGCGTTTGGTTATTATTCCATTCAATGCCATATTCAGCAAAGATGACCCGGACTATGAACCATTCATCAAATATAAGCTGACACAGGAAGAACCTATTGAATACTTCATCAGATTAGGTGTGGAAGGTCTGAAAAGGGTCATCATCAATAACGGGTTCACCAAGTCAGACAAGGTTCAGAACCAGTTGGATGAATATGAAGAAGAAAACAATCCTATCCTTGCATTTATCAATGATACAGGTGTTGACAGAATTGAGAATGAACCAACCGCTGATGTTTACAAGCGTTATCAGGTATTTTGTGCAGACAACAGTATGCAGCCAATGTCAAATATCGTATTCAGCAAGCAGATAAATAAAAGACTTGGGTTCAGAGTGGTTCAGAAGAAATTGAACAATGTGAACCGTAAGATATTTGTGAAGGAATAATATTTTTTTGATTATAAAGTTAAGAGTTCTTAACAGAAAGGAAGTGTCAAATGATAAAATATTTAAGTTTGTTCAGCGGAATGGGTGCTTTTGAAAAAGCATTGCAAAGATTAGAAATTCCGTATGAATTGGTTGGGTATTGTGAGATTGACAAATATGCTTCAAAGGCTTATTCACTTCTTCATAGTGTGCCGGAATCAATGAATTTTGGAGATATAACACAGTTAGATGAAACACAGTTGCCGGATGACATTGATTTAATTACATACGGTTTCCCTTGTCAGGACATATCACTTGCCGGACAACAAAAAGGGTTACTGAATGATGACGGTACAAAGACAAGATCAGGGTTGTTCTTTGATGCACTTAGAATCATTGAACATACACAACCACAGATTGCAATAGCGGAAAATGTAAAAAATCTTACATCACAGAAATTTTCTGAACAATTTGATACGGTTTTGAGCAGTTTGGAGAATGTGGGTTACAACAATTACTGGAAAGTGCTGAATGCAAAAGATTATGAAGTACCGCAAAACAGAGAGAGAGTATTCATAATCAGTATCAGAAAAGATATTGATACAGGTGTTTTTGAATTTCCTGATCCCGTACCTTTGAAAAAATGTTTGAAAGACTTACTTGAAGATTCTGTTGAAGAAAAGTATTATGTTGACCCTGAACGGGTCAAGAATCTGATTCCACAACTGACAGAAAAGCAAATTTCAAATACAGTTAGGGGGGGGACGGGGTTCAGTAGACCGCCACACTTGGGACATGATAGCAGTTCAGAAGTAATCAAAATAGGCATCACGGGTACACATCAGAAAGATGGTGTATATGACCCGGACGGAATCAGCACTACACTGTTATCAAGTCATTATAAGCAGCCTATTCAAATTGTTGAAAGGAAAGATTAAGGGTGAATGAAGATAAAAATATTATATTCTTGGGAAATGTATTTCCAACCAAAACACGCAAAAACCCCAATCAAGGGCGTGTTTATTCCCCGGAAGGACTTGCCCCTTGTCTTAATACAACAGGGGGGGGGAATCGTGAACCAATGATATTAGTTAGAGCCAATACAAAGAAAGGCTATGAGGTAGCTGAACTTGGTGATTCAATCAATTTAGAATATCCAAACAGCACAACAAGGCGTGGAAGGGTTGGAAAGCAAATTGCACAAACAATCACAACTTCCCCACAACAGGGGGGGGTAGTGTTGAAACCAACAGTGAAAGGGGTGAATGATATGGTTGAACCAGTCAACCCTATGCCGGACGGTACTTGTAGAACTATAAAAAACCAATATTACAAAACCAGTCAGGCAAATTTTGAAAGATCAACAACATTTGGTGCAACAGGGGTACAAGATGGACTGGCAATAAGAAAGTTGACACCAAAAGAATGTTTTAGACTAATGGGGTTTGATGATTCTGATGTTGACCTGTTGATGCAGAATGGGATTTCAAACACACAGCTTTATAAAATGGCGGGTAATTCCATTGTAGTGAATATGTTGGAATTTCTGTTTTGTCAGATATTCGACAGTAATAATGAAATTTGGGTGTAGAAAGGAAGGTTACAGACAAGTGAAAGGTGGAAGAAACATTGAAGGTTATGCTGACCCAACTGCATCTATTGCAGTAGGTCAGGTGAGCCGGGAAGAAAGTGAAGCTGACAAACGTGCTTATGATTTGGTAAAGGTGTTGAAGTTCATCATTCGTTCATGCGGTTTTGAACTGATTGAACGTATAAAGTTGAAAGATACCAAATCAGGAAGGGTTTACAGATGATTGGTGCAGAACTTTATGAACTTGCACACCAATACATATCACAGTTGTTGTATGGGGTGTGTATGCAGTGGGAATCAGTTTCATTGCATCACCTGTTTTTGGAAGTGGTGACTTGGGGAAAATGGTTGTGACTGATGTTGTTTATGAAAAAGTAACGGTATAGTAACCGTTGGTAACGGTTTATGGTAACGGTTAAAATGCTTTATTTATGCGGATGGTAACGGTAGTAGCGGTTAAATGTAATTTTCTTATTATATTATTTAAAAAAAACTTTATGTATTTATAAAAAAGTAAAAATATACAGTATAGAAAAGCAACAGTTACCCGTTACCAACAGTTACCGTCAGTATTTACAAGGCTTTCAAGGTATTTTTTGCCAATTTTCAACCGTTACCCAACCGATACCAAGGAAAGGATAGGTGAAAGTGATGAATAATAAGAAATTGACTGCACGGCGGTACTTAGAGCAGATACAGGAATTTGATATTTATATCAATCAGGACTTAGAACGCCTTGAAGAAATGAAAATCAATGCTTGCAGTACAGGGGCAATAGATTATTCCAAGGATAGAGTGCAGACAAGTCCGTCAGGTGATACACTTTGCAAACAGGTGACAAATTATGTTGCTTTCAATGATAAAATCAATGCAGAAATTGACAGTTTTACAGATGCTAAAGAACAGATCATCAAAGAAATCAGAGGTTTGCGTAATAAAAATTATGTTCAGGTGTTGTATAAAGTGTATGTTCAGTACAAGACAGTGAAACAGGCATCCAAGGAAATGAAAAAGTCCTATAATTACACGGTTGAACTGCACAACAAGGCACTTGCAGTGTTTGAAGAAACATATAAAAACCTTACATATCTGATATAATCGGTAATAATCTGATGATTGACAAACAGATACAAGACAATTATGATAAACTTGCAAAAACTGGGTTGCAGATAATTCTTATGAATTATCTGCAATTTATTTTTTACTGCCGATATTTGCACCCTGAAACATTACATTTCAGGGATTTTTTATTGCAAAAATACATGAAAGGGGTGTTGTTTGATGGCAAAAACGGCAAAATTAACTGAAAAACAGCAGCGTTTTGTTGAAGAATACCTGATTGACCTGAACGCAACACAAGCAGCCATTCGTGCGGGTTATTCGGCAAAAACAGCAGATCAGCAAGGTTCAAGGATGTTGGCAAATGTCAAGGTTCAACAGGCAATTAGTGTTGCAATGGCAGAACGCAGCAAAAGAACAGGAATCAATCAGGACAGGGTTGTTTTAGAACTTGCCCGCATTGCTTTTGTGAAGATGACAGACCTTGTTGATAGTCACGGAAGAATCAAAGACAATGCAACTGATGATGACCTTGCCTGTATTGAATCCGTGAAATATAAACAGTCTGAATCAGAAACCGGGTCAAGTGTTGAAAGGGAAGTGAAAATCTCACCAAAGCTGAAAGCACTTGAATTACTTGGTAAGCATTTGGGTATGTGGAATGACAAGATTGATGTGAACATCACACAACCTATTGTTATCACTGGTGAAGATGCCCTTGAAGATTAGGCGGTGATCGTCTATGGTAAAGAACCGCATTTCTTCACAGTATGTTTTTGGGTATCAGAAGTTTATCCTGTACCCGGAAGATTACAAGACTACAAAGTCCGGCAAGAAGAAAGTGTTGCTGCCTGAACTGGTTGGTAAGGGTTACGGTACTTTTTGGCGTTGGAAAGGTAGATATAGGGTATGCAAGGGCAGCCGTGCATCCAAGAAATCAAAAACAACTGCCCTTTGGTACATCACTAATATGATGAAGTACCAAAGGGCAAATACCCTTGTGGTCAGAAAGACTTTCAGAACCCTGAAAGATTCCTGTTTCACAGAATTGAAGTGGGCGATTCACCGCCTTGGCGTTGATGCCTTTTGGGAAATCAAAGAATCACCACTTGAAATGACCTATAAACCGACAGGTCAAAAGATTTATTTCAGGGGACTGGATGACCCCCTGAAAGTAACATCAATAACCGTTGATATTGGTTGTTTGTGTTGGATGTGGATTGAAGAAGCGTATGAAATCAGTTCAGAAGATGATTTCAATATGCTTGATGAATCAATCCGTGGTGCTGTTCCTGACGGTTCAGGACTGTTCAAGCAAATAACCCTTACACTGAACCCGTGGAATGAACACCACTGGATAAAGAAGCGGTTTTTTGATACCCCTGATGATGAAACCCTTGCAATGACCACCAATTACAAGTGTAATGAATGGTTGGATAAGGCAGACTTAAAAGTCTTTGAAACCATGAAGAAGCAGAACCCAAGGCGTTACAAAGTAGCGGGTCTTGGTGATTGGGGTATTGTAGACGGTCTTGTCTATGAAAATTGGGAAGAAAAGGCGTTCAGTGTTGATGAAGTCAAGAAGATTGCCGGGGTCAAGTCTGTATTCGGTCTTGACTTTGGTTATACAAATGACCCGTCAGCACTGTTTTGTGGTCTGATAGATCAGTCAAGCAAGACTATTTGGGTCTTTGATGAAATGTATCAGCCGGGCATGAGTAATGAAGCCATTGCCGAACAGGTTCAGCGGATGGGATATGTGAAAGAGAAGATCACAGCCGATTCAGCCGAACCAAAGAGCATTGACCGCTTGCGTGAACTGGGTCTGAAAGGAATCAGGAAAGCAAGAAAGGGTAAGGACAGCATCAACAACGGCATTGACTTCATACAGGACTATCACATTATCATTCATCCCCGTTGCGTGAATTTCATCACAGAGATCAGCAACTATCAGTGGGATAAGGATGCCAAGACGGGCAAGAAACTGAACCGCCCTATTGATGATTTCAACCACTTGATGGATGCAATGCGTTATGCGATTGAACAGATGGCAAAAGGTGATGCCTTTAGTTTTGATTAAGCAATTACCGGGTAGAATACACGGTGTCAGCAGCCGTTTCTTTTTGGACGGTAGGAAAAGGCTGTTAAGTGCTTACTCCGGGGCGGTTGCAATCGGTGACCGCCTATGACACCTGTATAACTACTTTTTGAGATATTAGAAACAAATTAGTAACACATACCCTTGGAAACATAGTGTTTTCAGGGGTTTTGATTTTATTATGCAATGAAAGGGGTGATTGAACAGTGTTCAGTTCCTTTGTGGATGCAATCACTTTGAAACTAAGTAATTTCATACTGGAAGGGGCAAAATCCCACATGACTGACTTGGAATTTCTTGAAAAAGAAATCCTTGCTTGGAAATGTTCACCCCGTAGAATGATGCAGATTAAGGGATTTCTGTATTATGATGGTGACCATGATGTGATTCACCGCAAGCGTACAATGATAGGTGAGGATGGCAAACTTGAAGTTGTTGAGAACTTACCAAACAACCGCATTGTTGATAACCAGTATGCAAAAATGGTGAATCAGAAAGCCAATTATCTATTCGGCAAACCGTTCACATTAAGCGGTGACAATGAACAGTACATTGAACTGCTGAAAAAGGTATTTGACAAGAAGTTCATGCGAACATTAAAGAGTGCGGGCAAGGCTGCATACAATGGCGGTATTGCTTGGTTATATCCTTACTACAATGACCGGGGGGAATTTGCTTTCAGGCTTTTCCCCGCTTATGAGATTTTGCCATTTTGGAAAGATTCTGAACATACTGAACTGGATTTCTTCATCAGACTGTATGTGTCAGTTGCTTATGACGGCACACAACGCAAGTACATTGAAAAGGTTGAATTGTATGATCTGACAGGTGTTCACTTGTTCATACTGGACGGTTCAAAACTGATACCTGATGTTGTGAACAATGACACTGCTGATTTCCCGCACGTTACAATGACGGATGCAGCCGGAAATGTGCAAATGTTCAACTGGCAACGTGTTCCCCTGATTTCATTGAAAGTCAATGAACAGGAAACACCGCTGATTAAAAGGGTCAAGTCATTACAGGACGGTATCAATGTGATGCTGTCTGACTTTGAAAACAATATGCAAGAGGATGCAAGGAACACCATTTTGGTACTGAAAAACTATGACGGTACTAATTTGGGTGAGTTCAGAAAAAACCTTGCAACCTTTGGTGCAGTCAAAGTCAGGTATGACGGTGATACAAAGGGCGGTGTTGAAACCCTTGAAATCACGGTCAATGCAGACAATTACAAGGTTATTGTGGAAATCTTCAAGAAAGCACTGATTGAAAATGCAATGGGTTATGATGCCAAGGATGACAGACTTTCAGGCAATCCGAATCAGATGAACATTCAGTCAATGTATTCTGACATTGATACAGATGCCAATGATACAGAATCAGAAGCACAGGCAACAATGGATGATATTCTTTGGTTCATTAACTGTCATCTTGCCAATACGGGACAGGGTGACTTTGAAGGTGAAGAAGATGGGGTTGATGTGGTATTCAACCGTGATATGCTGATGAATGAATCAGATATTATTGATAACTGTCAGAAGTCACAAGGAATCATTTCTGATGAAACTGTCATCAGTATGCATCCTTGGGTGGATGACCCGCAACTTGAAATGGAACGCCTGAAAAAGCAGAAGGAAGAAGCACAGAAAGAAATGCTTGCACAGTATGACCCGTTTGGTACACAGAATGATGATCCTGAGAATAAAGGTGACCCGTCACAGGGAAGTCAGGGCGGTGAAGTAGATGAATAACGGTGAATACTGGCAGAAGCGTTTTGAACTGCTTGAACAGGCAGCACACCAACAGGGGGTTCAGTGTTATGCGGATATTGAAAAACAGTACCGACAAGCACAGAAAACCCTTGAAGGTCAGATTGCTGCATGGTATCAGCGTTTTGCATCTAACAACGGGGTAACCCTTGCAGAAGCAAAGCGGATGTTGAACGCAAAGGAACTTGCTGAACTGAAATGGGATGTAAACCAGTACATTCAGTACGGTCAGGAAAATGCAATCAACGGTACTTGGGTCAAGCAGCTTGAAAACGCATCTGCAAGATTCCATATCAGCAGACTTGAAGCCTTGAAGTTGCAGACCCAACAGAGCATTGAAGTCATGTTTGGAAACCAACTTGACAGTATTGACAGCACAATGCGGAATGTTTACAAGTCCGGCTATTATCACACAGCCTATGAGATTCAGAAGGGTGTGGGTGTTGGTTGGGACTTTTCCGCACTGGATGATAAGCAGATCAGCAAGGTCGTCAATAAGCCTTGGGCGGTTGACGGCAAGAATTTCAGTGAAAGGATATGGGGCAACCGTCAGAAGTTGGTCAATGAACTGAACAACACCCTGACACAGAACATCATCTTGGGAAAAGACCCACAGAAAGCCATTGATGAAATTGCCCGGAAGATGAACACTTCCAAGACCAACGCCGGGCGGTTGGTAATGACAGAAGAAGCCTTTTTCAGTTCCGCAGCACAAAAGGACTGCTTTACTGAACTGGATGTTGAACAATTTGAGATTGTGGCAACACTGGATTCCCACACTTCGGATATATGCTGGGGTATGGATGGCAAGCATTTCCCTATGTCTGAATGGAAGGTTGGTGTGACTGCACCACCGTTTCATGTTCATTGCCGTTCAACCACAGTACCATATTTTGATGATGAATTTGATGCTGTCGGTGAACGTGCTGCACGGGATGAAGAAACAGGTAAGACCTACTTTGTACCGGGCAATATGACCTATAAGGAATGGGAAAAGTCATTTGTCAATGGCAGTGATAAGTCAGACCTGAAAGCGGTCAATGCTGATGATAGTGCCATTGCGGAATATACTGCATCAAGAAAAGAATATGATACACAGGTTCAAAGGTTGGCTGAACTTGAAAAAGAAACAGACAACGCACTTGATGCATATATGGATGTTATGGATACCCCGCAAGCAGCGGAGTATGAAGCAGTATTTAATAAAAAATTTGATGAAACTGAAAGTCTGAAACAGATTGTTAAAGACTTGAAAGCAACGTTGTCAGGAAAAGAAGCAAAGGCAGTTAGACAAGTAGAAAAGAATCTTGCTGTTAAATCAGGAATATCTATTGACAATGTTGAAATGACAGGTTTGGAATATGACACCGCTGATATGGTATATGGTTCATACAAAACGGTATTGAACAAATATCCTGAATTAAAGGGTCAGCTTGTTGCATTTAAGTATGATGGTGTGAAAGGTGATGCTTATGCTGGGTGTATAGCAATGACTGGTGAAGTAAAAGCACACGGTTTATTTGCAAAATATGACAGATTGGTTAAAACTTATGCAAATGATGTTGCTGCCGGATTTCACCCAATAGGTACAGATCATAACAGTATTATTGTTCATGAACTTGGTCATGCTTTAGATGGGTATATGACAAAAAAAGGTCTACTTGGTGGGGTCATAAATCCGTATGGAATTATTAGAAGTTCGGTTGATGTGCAAAAGCAAGTGTTAGAACAACTCGGTTGGAACTCTGAATATTTAAAAAAATTAAAGGAAAGCCTAAAAGCACAAGGGTTTACACATCCACAAATTGTTGATAAAATAAATGAACAAAGAAAAGAGTTTATTACAAGGCAAGTTAGTGAATATGCAGCAGATAATGAAAAAGAATTTTTTGCGGAATGTTTTGCTGAATATGTCATGAGTGATAAACCAAGAAAAGCTGCACAAATTTTTGGTACAATCATTGATGATGCGTTAGGAAGGTGATTTTATGATTTATCCAAAACCAAGGGATAAAAAAACAGAAAACGAATTGCATAGACAATCATATGAACTGGAAAAAGAAGGTTTGATTGCTTTCTTCCATGAACAGAAATATGATGAAAAGCATCTGAATGAATTTTTGATAAATTCTTTAAAACAGGATTTTGAAGAAGAACTGAAAGAAGATGGTTTGTTATAAAGCACGGTCAAATAGCCGTGCTTTTTTCATACCTTAACAAGTTATCAATAGACCTGTAATAATTGCTATATGGCGGTTATATGAGGTCAGAAAGGGGGATAAAAGGCACATGAAAACGTACACAATGAGAAAGGCATGGTGATCCTGATTATCTCCCGGCTACTGGGTCAAGTAGCACATAGAAAAGGCATCCGGCAGCGGGTGTCTTTTTTCTTGCGGGTTGTCAAGCGTAAACCGAACAAAACCAATCAATCATGTGGGAGTAACCCCGTATAAAAACGTATTTGAAAGGATGGTATAGAAATGACAAGAAAACAGTTAGAGGATTTAGGACTTACCAAGGAACAGGCTGATTCAGTAATGAAAATCAATGGTGATGACATTGAGAACGCAAAGGGTACTGCTGCAACAGAGATCAAGAACTTGCAGACAGAGGTTGAAGGACTGAAAACACAGGTCGGTGACCGTGACAAGCAGTTAGAAACCTTGAAAGCATCTGCCGGGGACAACGCTGATCTGAAAAAGCAGATTGAGGACTTACAGACTGAAAATGCCACCGCCAAGGCAACCCATGAATCTGAACTGAACCAGTTGAAAATTGATTTTTCGGTTGAAAAGGCACTGACAGGTGCAAAGGCAAAGAACATCAAAGCGGTCAAAGCCTTACTGGAACTTGGAGAAGCCAAACTTGACAAGGACGGAAATGTCAAGGGACTGGATGAACAGATCGAGAAGTTAAGAAGCGGTGATGACACCAAGTTCCTGTTTGAAGCACAGAAGCAGACCAAACAGCAGAACTTCAAAGGTTTTCAGCCGGGAGCATCAGGGGAACAGAAACCGGGTGAGGGTGAAAAGGTCGATTTCTCAAAAATGAGTTATGACGAACTTACCGCTTACATGGAAGCAAACCCGGATGCACAGATTTAATTTGATGAAAGGAAGGTAATTGAAACATGGCAAAATTTGATGCTAAAAGTTTTAACGAAAAGGCGTTCGGTAAGTACATGAGTGCAATTCCGAACGTGAAACTGAACAAGTTGCGTGAATCCCGTGCAGTTGTCGGTGATGCACGACTTCGTGACACATTTGTGAACAACTCACAGACTGGTACTGTATATGCAGTGCTTCCGTTCTTTGGTCTGCTTTCCGGCACACCACAGAACTATGACGGTGTTGACAATGTTACACCGGGCAAGACTGACACCTATGAACAGGGTGTTTTCACTTACGGAAGAATGAACGGTTGGACAGAAGCAGATTTCAGTTATGATGTAACTGGTGGTACTGACTTCATGGCAAACGTAAGAAGTCAGATCAATGACTACTGGAACAGTGTAGATCAGGATGTTATCCTTGCAATCTTAAAGGGTATCTTTTCAATGTCTGCAACTGGTTCAGGTGCAATCAAAACTGCTAATGCAGCATTTGTTGAAGCACACACTTATGATATTGCACAGGCGGGTGCTGAACACACTGATGACACTATGAAGATGGATGCAACCACACTGAACAGTGCCATTCAGAAGGCTTGCGGTGATAACAAGCAGAAGTTCAAGTTAGTTTACTGTCACAGTGCAGTTGCAACTAACCTTGAAAACCTGAAACTGCTTGCATACTTAAAGTACACGGATGCACAGGGCATTGAACGTGACCTTGAAATGGGTACTTGGAACGGCAGACTGGTCATCATTGATGATTCTTTACCTACTAAGGTTGTTGAAGCTGTTGCAGAGGACACAGGAAAAGGTATTAAGGCACAGGATGCATACACAGAGTACACAACTTATATCCTTGGTGAAGGTGCTATTGGATTTGAAGATGTGGGTGCAAAAGTGCCTTATGAAATGGTGCGTGATGCTAAGACAAGGGGCGGTGAGGACACACTTATTTCCCGTAAACGTCACGCTGTTTCTGTTGCGGGTGTTTCTTACACTAAGGCAAGTCAGGCAACCAATTCACCGACTAACGCAGAGTTAGAGAACGGCAAGAACTGGTCACTGGTTGCATCTGATACCAAGACCATTGAACACAAGGCAGTACCTATTGCCCGTATCATTTCCCGTGGATAATTTCTGATCTGAAAGGGTGGTTGCAATGTTTGATACTGATACAGTAAAAGAACGGTTGAAATCATTCGGTTATACGGTCAAGGCAGATGATGAATTTGCCTTGACCTTTTGCGTTGAGAAAGTACGCAGCACAATCAAGAATGAAATCAACTGGAATGATGTGCCGGAAGGACTGGAACATATTGCCGTTGATCTGGCGGTGGGTGAATTTCTTCTTTCCAAGAAAACCTTTGCACCTGATGACCTTACCGGGTTTGATTTAGAATATGCTGTCAAGCAGATTCAGACGGGGGACACCAACACGGTTTTTGCAACTGGTGAAGGTTCAATGACCCCTGAACAAAGACTGACTTCTTTCATCAATTACCTTTTATCCTATGGAAAGGCTGAATTTAATTCATTCAGGCGTATCAGATGGTAAAGCAGATTCAGGCAGCACAAAAGGCTGCAAGGAAAGCCATTGAAGCAACCTATTTTGGTACTTTGACGGTGACAGAACTGCAAAAGGTAAAAAATGAGAAGTCAAAACTTATGGAAGAATCAGAGGTTGTAGTCTTACAAGACCAACCGTGCAGATTATCTTTTGAAAAACTGCAAACAGCAATTCAGTCAGAATCAGCAGCAACGATCACGCAAAGCACAAAGTTGTTTGTTTCCCCGGATGTAACCATCAAAGCGGGGTCAAAACTGACAGTAACACAGGACAATGTGACCACGGACTACACCCGCAGCGGTGTCCCTTCCACATACTCAACGCATCAGGAAATTACACTTGAACTGTTCAAGGAATATGCGTAAATGGGTAAAATGGGAAGATTTGACTGCAAAGGTCTGAAAGACTTTCAGCAGCAGTTGGGAAAGTTGCAAAATCCTGATGACTTTGTGGAATCGTGTGCAAAAGAACTTGCTGCCCGTTTGCTTCGCATGGTGGTCAAAAGAACACCTGTCGGACAGTACCCGGCAAGTTCAGGAAAAAAGGGTGGTACATTAAGGCGTGGTTGGACTGGTGAAAAACGTGCATCAGCACAAGGGTATGCAGATAGCCTGACGGTGAACCATTTTGGTGACACCTATGTCATTGAAATTGTGAACCCGGTTGAATACGCATCCTATGTTGAGTACGGACACAGGACAGCCAATCATTCAGGATGGGTCAAGGGTCAGTTTATGATGACCATATCTGAACAGGAATTACAGAAAATTGCCCCAAAGGTGCTTGAAAACAAAATCAAGAAATATTTAGGGGGACTTGGTAAATGATAAATTCAATAGTTGAAGCAATCAGTTGTTCCCTGAACAAAGAATTTGGGGATGATTATGAAATCCACAATGAAGAAATTAAGCAAGGTTTGAAAGAGCCTTGCTTTTTTATTGCTTGCTTGAACCCAAACAACAACCTTTTCCTTGGCAAACGGTATGAACGTACCAATCAGTTCTGCATCCAGTATTTCCCACAGTCTGCAAAGAAGCAGCGGGAATGTGCTGATGTGGCTGAAAGAATGTATGACTGTTTGGAGTATGTCACAACAGACGGTGATACCAAGCCAATCAGGGGTTCAAAAATGAATCATCAGGTGGTTGACGGTGTTCTGAATTTTTTTGTCAATTATGACTTTTTCACAGTCAAGACGGAAGATCAGACACCAATGGAAACTATGACGGCAAGCACGGATGTGAAGGAAGGTGGTTGATTATGGCAGCAAAAAAGACAACAACGGGAACTGCTACAAGGTCTGAACAGACTGAACCAATGTTCAGCAAGGAACAGATTCTTGCATCTGCCCGTTTTGCAAACAGAAGGGACTTGGTGGATGCCCTTCTTGATGAAGATAAAAGTTACACCATGAAAACTGTTGACAATTTAGTTGAAAAATACATGAAAGGACAGGTGAAATAGTATGGCTTTAGGTGGTGGTACATTTACCTCACAGAACAAAGAACTTCCCGGTGCTTATATCAACTTTGTATCGGCTGCATCTGCATCCGCTGCACTGTCTGATAGAGGTATTGCAACAATACCCCTTGAACTTGACTGGGGTGTTGAAGGGGAAGTTTTTGAAGTGACCAATGAAGATTTTCATAAGAACAGCCTGAAACTTTTTGGTTATGCCTTTGACAGTCCTAAGATGCTTGGTCTTAATGATCTGTTCATGGGTGCAAAGACCTTATACGCATACCGTCTGAACAGCGGTGGTGATAAGGCAGCGAACACATACGCAACCGCAAAGTATTGTGGTGTTCGTGGTAACGATTTGAAGATCGTGATTCAGAAAAATGCAGATGATGCAAGCAAGTATGATGTTACAACCTACTTCGGTACGGTTAAGGTTGACACACAGACAGTTGCCAAGGCTGCTGATCTTGTGGCAAACGATTATGTAACATTCAAGGCTGCTGATCTTGCTGTTACTGCCGGGACACCTTTAACTGGTGGCACAAACGGTACGGTTGACGGCACGGCACATCAGGCTTACTTGGATAAAATCGAATCATATACCTACAACACTATGGGTGTTATGGTTACTGATGATGTTACCAAGAAGTTATATGTGGCTTTCAACAAACGTTTGCGTGATGAACTGGGTATCAAGTTCCAGTTGGTTATTTATAACCTGTCTGCTGATTATATGGGTGTTATTAGTGTGACGAACAAGGTAACAGATACAGGATGGTCAGAAGCAGCACTTGTGTACTGGGTAACTGGTGCAGAAAGCGGTTGTGCGGTCAATAAGTCTTGTCAGAACAAGAAATATGACGGCGGTTTCACCGTTGATACCAATTACACACAGAATGAGTTGAAAGCAGCAATCAAGGCGGGTGAGTTCACTTTCCATAAGGTCAACGGCGTTGTCCGTGTGCTTGAAGATATTAACTCTATGGTGACCACTTCGGACACTTGCGGGGATGTATTCAAGGACAATCAGACGATCAGAGTTATTGACCAGTTGGGAAATGATGATGCAGTTCTTTTCAACACTAAGTATCTTGGTGTTGTTCCAAACAATGCATCAGGCAGAACTTCCCTTTGGTCTGACTTGGTAAAAATCCGTACACAGTTACAGGAACTTGGTGCTATTGAAGGGTTCACTGATTCTGATGTTACGGTTGCACAGGGCGATTCCAAAAAGGCGGTTGTGATTACATCAGCAATCACCGTTATGAATGCTATGGGTAAACTCTATGAAACGGTTACGGTTGCGTAAGAAAGGGGTGAAATAAAATGCCGAAGAATGTAACAATGAAAGCAAGGGACACTATTGCAGCAAAACTTGCTGAATGTTTTATCACAATCGGAAGTAGAAGATACAACTTCATGCAGATGATTGATATGGAAGCAAAGGTTGAGAAAACCAAGACTACTGTTCCCCGCCTTGGTGCAATCATGGCGGGTCATAAGTCATGTGGTATGGAAGGTACTTTTTCAGGCACGGCACACTATAACCAGTCAGTTCTTCGTCGGGCATTACTTGACTATAAGAACACTGGTGAGGATGTGTATTTTGAAATGCAGATCACCAATGATGACCCAACCAGTGATGCTGGCAGACAGACGATCATTTTCTATGACTGCAACACTGACGGTGGTGTGTTAGCAAAATTTGATGCTGACGGGGAATACCTTGATGAAGAGATTGAAGGAACATTTGAGGACTTCTCAATGCCTGAATCTTTTGCAAACCTCACGGGTTTTCTTACTAACTAAGTAACAGAACCCCCTTGTGTGGCTTTTATATAAGGTCATATAAGGGGGGTTTTCTATTCTTTGATAAACAGAAGGGAGAACAACAAAATGTCAAAATTTAGTGCATTTATGAAAGCGAATAAAAAGGTAAAGGAAAATGAAAAGTTTGCACCTACTGCTTCACTTCTTGGTTCAGACGGAACACCTGTCAGATGGGAGTTCAGACACATCAGTTCCAAGGAGAATGAAGAACTTCGTGATGCAAACACCATTGAAGTTCAGGTGACAGGCAAGCCGAACTTATTCAGACCGAAACTGATTACTTCAAAGTACCTTATGGCAATGATCGTGAAGTCAACGGTGTTTCCTGACCTTTACGATAAAGAGTTACAGGACAGTTACGGTGTGATGACCCCGGAAGATTTAGTCTATGCAATGGTGGATGATGCCGGGGAAATGCAGGACTTCCAGTTATGGATGCAGAAGTTTCAGGGATTTACCAAGTCACTTGATGAAAAGGTTGATGAAGCAAAAAACTAATTGAAGAAGGGGATGGTGAAGCAAATTATGCTTACTATGCCCTTCTAAAACTTCACATTCTTCCATCAGTGTTCTTGGCTATGGATGAACAGGAAAAAGCCTTTGTGATTGCTTCAATCAAGTTGAAAGCAGAGCATGACAAGAAGGAAAAGAAAAAGGCAGAAGCAAGGGCAAAGAAAAAACACTAAGAAAGGACGGTGAAACAGGTGTCATCTATTCAGACAGGTATTGAACTTAATGACCAATTCAGCGGAGTGTTGAACAACATCATCAGTTCAGTGAACCTTGCCGTGTCTGAAATGTATGATATGCAGCAGTCAATGAACGCTGATATTGATACAAGCAGCATTGAAGGGGCAAGGGATGAAATCAATCAGGCAACTGCTGCCATTGAAGCAATGAATCAGGCAGCAAGCCGACAGACTGCACCTGATATTGCACCGCCTGACCCTGAACCAGTAGAAATCCCGGTCACATGGAACACTGACGGGGTGGATGTGTTCACAGGAACAGGTGTTGAACGATTTCAGCAAGAAGTTCAGAGTGCAAACGATATGTTGAACACACTGAACACCACACAGGCAAGGATTTCACAGACCGCACAGGGAATGGATATACTGCCGGATGCAGCAGTTCAGGATATGAACACCATGCAACAGCGGTTATCTGCAATTCAGCAGCGGATTCAGCAGATTGAGAACAACCCGGTAAATGTTGGGGCAGACAATGCAAATGCAGAACTGGAACAGTTGCGTATGCAGTTGAATCAGGCTATTCAGGAACAAAATTCACTGAATCAGGCAATGCAGAACATGAATGTTTCTGCTGCCAATGATGCCTATTTGCGTTTGTCACAAACTGTTGGCAACACAGAAAGGTACATCCGTGACAATGTGGATGAACAGGGGCGTTTCAATCAGGAAATTTCAGCCGGAACACAACAGGCAAATGAATTGACCAATACCATCAAACGGGCGGTTGCAGCCTATGTCAGTATTCAGTCAGTTGGGAAAGCACTGAACATTTCAGACGAACTTGTTCAGACAACATCCCGTTTGAACATGATGAATGACGGGGTTCAGACAACTGCTGAACTTGTCAACATGGTATATGCAGCAGCACAGGATGCAAGGGGTTCATTCAGTCAGATGGCTGATGTTGTTGCCCGTTTTGGTAACAACGCAAAGGATGCGTTCAGCAGTTCAGAAGAAGTTGTTGCTTTTGCTGATCTGATTCAAAAACAGATGACGATTGCCGGGGCAAGCACCCAAGAAGCAGCAAATGCAGAATTGCAGTTATCACAGGCACTTGGTTCAGGTGTCCTTCGTGGTGATGAATTGAACAGTATCTTTGAACAAGCACCTAACCTGATTCAGAACATTGCGGACTATCTTGATGTTCCAATCGGTAAGATCAGAGAAATGGCAGCGGATGGGGAACTTTCCGCTGATGTAGTCAAGGCAGCAATCTTTTCTGCTGCCGATGACATTAACAGCAAATTCAATGAAATGCCTATGACTTGGGGGCAGATATGGCAGTCAATGCAGAACACCGCACTGATTGCATTTCAGCCTGTTCTTCAAAGACTGAACGATTTAGCCAATAGTGAAGCATTTCAGACTTTCATTCAGGGTGCTATTGAAGCAATGGCAACCCTTGCGAATGTTGTACTGAATATTTTTGAACTGGTCGGAACTGTCGGCGGGTTCATTGCGGATAATTGGTCTGTTATCAGTCCGATCATTTACGGTGTCATTGCTGCACTGGCTGTATATGCAGCGTACCTTGGCATTGTAAAGGCTATTGAACTTGCATCCGCAGCAGCAAGCATGATTCATTCATTGGCAATGTCAGCCAAGATTGCAGTTATGGCAGCAGTTACCGGGCAGACAATGGCAGCAACCGCTGCACAGATGGGTTATAATGGGGCATTGTATGCGTGTCCTGTTGTGTGGATCATCATGTTGCTTATCGCACTTATTGCAATTATTTTTGCCGTATGTAATGCGATTGCAAAAATGACAGGTATTGCAAATTCAGGGTTTGGTGTGATTACTGGTGGTGTGAACGTGGTGATTCAGTTCTTCAAGAACTTGGGTCTGACCGTGGCAAATATTGCCTTGGGTATTGGAAATGCCATTGCAGCACTTGCATCCAATATGATGACGGCATTTCACAATGCAATCTGTTCTGTTCAGTCATGGTTTTACAACCTGTTAAGCACGGCACTTTCGGTCATTGAAGGTATTTGTTCAGCACTGAACAAGTTACCGTTTGTTGAATTTGACTATTCCGGCATTTCATCCGCAGCGGATGAGTATGCAGCTAAATCAAGTGAAGCAGCCGGAAACAAAGAAGATTACCAGTCAATCGGTGATGCGTTTGATGGAGGAATGTCAACCTTTGATGCATTTCAGAATGGTTGGGCATCAGATGCGTTCAATGCGGGTGCAGCATGGAGTGGCAGTATTGCTGATAAGGTTTCAAACTTTAGTCTGTCGGATGTATTCGGTCAGACAGATATTTCTAATGTGGGTGATTACACATCAGGGTTCAATGATGCAATAGCAAATTCAGGCGTGGGTGACAGCATTGGAAATATTGACGATAACACAGGCAAAATCAAGGATTCTTTGGATGTTACAGAAGAAGATTTGAAGTATTTGCGTGACATTGCAGAACAAGAAGCAATTAACAGATTCACAACCGCTGAAATCAACGTTGATATGTCAGGTATGCAGAACACCGTGAACAGCGGTGATGACATTGATGGTTTTATGACCAAACTGACAGATTCAGTCAATGAAGCGGTAGACAATATGACGGAAGGGGTGCATGAATAAATGGCAAGAAGCGGATATGATATGTATTTTGACAAATGCCTTTTTCCTGTCACCCCTGAAAAAATCAGTATCAAAATCAATGGTAATAACAAAACGGTCAACCTGATAAATGAAGGTGAAATCAATATCCTGAAAAAAGCCGGGTTGACCGACATTGAATTTGAAGCAGAAATCCCGCAAGTAAAACATCCTTATGCGGTGTATAAGAATGGTTTCAAAGAAGCGGGGTATTTCTTTGATATTTTTGAAGGGTTGAAAACAGGCAAAAAGACATTCCAGTTCATTGTATGCAGAAAGACCCCGGTGAGTAAAAAACTGCTGAACACGAACATGAAAGTATCTTTGGAAGATTACAAAATTTCAGAGGATGCCAAGAACGGGTTTGACTTCAAAGTCAAGTTCAATCTGAAACAGTACCGGGACTATGGAACAAAGACAGTCAACATCAAAATTGCTGCATCCAAGCCAAAGGCAAGTGCAGAGCCTAAGCGGGAAACCAACAATTCACCCGACCCGGCAGCAGCACAGACCTATACGGTTGTGCGTGGTGATTGTTTGTGGAACATTGCAAAACGGTTTTACGGCAGCGGTGCAAAATACACCGTGATCTACAACGCAAACAGGGGTGTCATTGGTGGCAATCCTAACTTAATTTATCCGGGACAGGTTTTGACCATTCCGGCAGCATAAGAAAGGGGTGTTGTTCAATGTACGTTGAACTACTGGTTGGAAATGAATCAGGAACAAAAGTATATCAGCCTGTTGTTCAGGAAGGTATTGAATGGTCAACAGAAAGAAAAAACACCCCCGGCAAACTGGTTTTCAAAGTCCTGTATGACAACATTCTTGATTTTTCAGAAGGTAGTCCAGTCAGGATGAAGGTGGACGGTGACAATGTGTTTTTTGGTTTTGTGTTCAAGCAGCAGAGAACCAAGGACAAAATCATTACTGTCACCGCTTACGATCAGTTAAGGTACTTAAAAAATAAAGATACCAAGGTCTATGAAGGAAAGACGGCAAACCAATTTGTGAAAATGATTGCAGATGATTATGCCCTGAACCTTGGCACACTGGATGATACCGGGTATGTCATTGAATCAAGGGTTGAAGAAAATACTTCACTGTTTGAAATGATAGCAAATGCCCTTGACCTGACACTGACCAATTCCGGGGAAATGTATGTGTTATATGATGACTTTGGGAAACTTACCCTGAAAAGCCTGTCATCTATGTATGTGGGTGTTCCGGGGGCGTACCTGATGATTGATGAAGAAACCGGGCAGAACTTTGACTATACTTCATCTATTGATGAAAACACATATAACAAAATTAAACTGACCTATGATAACAAGGACACAGGAAAGCGTGATGTTTACATCACACAGGATTCTTCCAACATTAACAAGTGGGGTATCTTACAGTATTTTGACACCTTACAAAAAGGTGAAAACGGTCAGGCAAAAGCAGATGCCCTTTTGAAACTGTATAACAAAAAGACCCGTAACCTGAAAATTACCAACGCTTTAGGTGACAACAGAGTGCGGGCGGGTTCAATGGTTGTCATCAACCTTGACCTTGGTGATGTGAAACTGAAAAACTGGATGCTTGTTGAAAAATGCAAGCATACCTACAAGGAAGGTGAACATTGGATGGATTTGACACTTAGAGGGGGTGAATTTGTTGCCTGATGCAAATGAACTTGTTGATACCCTGAAAAGGGCAGCCGTTGAAGCGGTTGAAGCGGGGAAACCCGTAAATGTATATTTTGGTGAAGTTGTGAGTGCTTCACCGCTGAAAATCAATGTTGAACAGAAGATGATACTGGGTGAAAAACAGTTGATTCTTTCAAGAAATGTGACGGATTTCAGCACAATGGTAACAGTTGACTGGACTTCTGAAAGCAGTCTTTCCACTCACAACCACACTGTAAAAGGTGACAATGGCAGCGGTGGCAACATTGACTTGAACACGGGGTCAAAGAACCTTGCACATACTCACAAAATTACAGGAAAAAAGAAGATTATCATTCACAATGGCTTGGCGGTTGGTGATGAAGTTATCCTGATAAGACAGCAAGAAGGTCAACGCTTCATTGTTGTGGATAGGATAGGCAAATGATTCCTTCAACAGTTGGTTTTCTTGACCAAGATTTTGAAATTGAAACACAGCCAAGCCTAACTTATAAAATGGATTTAGACGGTGATTCAGTCAGGGGTCTTGTGGATGAACAGGATGCCATGAAGCAGATGATTTTCAGAACACTGCAAACAGAACGGTATCAGTACATCATATATCCGTGGTATTACGGCATTGAAACACTTGACCTGTACGGTGAACCTGTCACTTGGGTTTGTCCTGAATTAGAACGCAGAATCAGTGAAGCGTTAGCCGTTGATGAAAGAATCACGGGCGTGACCGACTTTGAATTTGACCTGACGGTTAAGGGTGTGGTTCATGCCTATTTTACTGTAAAAACAATTTACGGTGATATTAAAGCAGAGAAGGGGGTGAAGATTTAGAATGTATGAAGATCAGACTTATGACATTATCCTTGAAAGGATGATGAACCGGGTATCTGACAAATTTGACAAAAGACCGTCATCCCCTGTTTATGATCTGCATAGTGCAACCGCTATTGAATTTCAGATTTTATACATTGAGTTGGAATATCTGATAAAAAATTCATACGGTGATACTGCTGCAAGGGAATTTCTGATCTTGCTTGCAAAGGACAGGGGACTTTCACCTGAACCCGCAACCAAGGCAATCTTACAGGGTGAGTTCACACCAACAAACATTGATGTTACTGGAAAGCGTTTCAACATTGGTGAAATCAACTATGTTGTGACTGAACAGATCACACCGGGAACATACAAGGTTCAGTGTGAAACAGAAGGTGTTGTTGGCAATCAGTATCTTGGGGATATGATACCAATGGAATATATTGACGGATTGCAGACGGCAAGCCTGACAAGCGTATTGATTCCCGGTGAAGATGAAGAAGATACAGAAGTTTTCAGACAGCGTTATTTTGACAGTTTCAATGAACAGTCCTTTGGTGGTAATCATGCTGATTACATGGCAAAGGTCAAAGGCATTGAAGGTGTTGGGTCATGTAAGGTCAAGCGTGTTTGGAATGGTGACATTAGACCCGCTGACATGATCGTCAGTACCGTGGTCAAGAACTGGTATGAATCAATCATTTCAACCGTTCCGGCAGTAGTTAAACCGTGGCTTAATGCCGTATATAATGCAGCCAAGGACAAGAAACTGACGGTTGGTGGTACTGTTCATGTAGTCATTACTGATTCAGATGATTATGGTGAAGCAAGTTCAACACTTGTTCAATACGTTCAGCAAACACTTGACCCGGAAGAAAATGCCGGGGAAGGTTACGGACTTGCACCAATCGGTCATGTGGTCAGTGTTGCAAGTGCATCACCTGTCAGTATTGAGGTCAAGACCACGGTAACCTTTGAAGAAGGTCACAACTGGTCAAATACCAAGGCAGCCATTGCAGAAGCAGTTGATGCGTACTTCTTGGAATTAAGAAAGAATTGGTCAGAAACATCACAAACCATTGTCAGGGTATTGCAGATTGAAAACCGCATCCTTGGCGTTGATGGTGTGGTGGATGTGACTGGGACAAAGCTGAACGGCACGGCAAGCAATATGACCTTGACAGAATTTTGCATACCAAAGTTAGGGGGTGTTTCTGCATGATAAGAGAAGTTGACCTTGTTTCATACTTACCGCCATTCATGCAGAGTTACAAAGAACCCGTTGCAGCACTTGAAGCGGAAAACCCTGAATTTAGTCTGATGTGGTCGGCAACTGACAGGTGTTTGCGTAACCGCTTCATTTCAACTGCTGATGAATATGGAATCAGCAGATTTGAAAAGATGCTGAAAATATACCCAACTGCTGATGATACCCTTGAATCAAGGCGTTCAAGGGTTCAAAGCAAGTGGTTTAACACAATCCCGTACACTTGGAAAGTGTTGCTTCAAAAGTTGCTTGTCCTTTGCGGTGACAGTGATTTTGAAGTGACTGGTGATTTCAAGACCGGGTACACACTGTATATTGACACTAACCTTGAATTATATGGTCAGGTGGAAGAACTGGAAAATATCATAAACACAATGATTCCTGAAAATCTTGTGGTTGTATCTAAGAACAGCATCCCTTGCAACATCAAAGGTGCTGTTCTTTTTGGTGGTGGCATCTGCTTCATCAATGAATTTATTATCACAAACGATTTCCGGGAAGTGTTTAATGTGAACGGTTCATCAGTCTTTGGTGGTGGGATTGTTCAGACTGAAATGCTGAACATCACAAATGACAGTCAGGAAACAGTAAGTGTTCAGGGTACAGTGAACTTTGGTGGTAGGGCAACAGATACCGCAATGATAACCATTTCAACAGATTTTAATGAAACAATCCGGGCAGATATGAATGCAAAGGCAGCATCCGGCGTTGTTCAGGTAGACTTCATTGAGATAAAAACAACATAGAAAGGAATGATAAGATGGCAGAGTATTCAAAACTTTACATCACAAACAATGGTCAGGCACTTATGGCAAAGATGATTGCCGGGTCAGGGAACATTGATTTTACAAAAGTATGTTCTTCCAGTACCCAGTACACTGAAAGTCAGTTACAGGCATTGACCGCACTTAGCAACATCAAGCAGACAACCCTTGTATCCAAGGTTACCCGTACAAATGAGGTTGCAATTAAAATTGATGCAGCATATTCCAATGTGGACCTGAAAGAAGGTTACTATATGCGTACACTTGGCTTATATGCCGTTGACTCTGACAAGGGTGAAATCCTGTATGCAGTCTGCATTGAAAAGTCAAATAACTGTTATATGCCACCATATAACGGTGTTACGGTATCGGCTGCATACTTACAGTTATATACCACAGTAGGAAACGCTGACAGCGTATCACTTGCAGTCAGTCCGGGTGCGTATGCAACGGTTGGTGACATTCAGGCACTTGAAAAAGAAATTGCTGATCTGAAAGCCTTTGTTGGATATTCAGACGGTGACATTTATGGTGTTGAAGTGGATTTTGAAAATAAAAAGTTCACAAGACTTGCCGGGGCAGTAAACCGTTCAGCGGGTTCAGGATTTGACGGAATCAATGCCTTTGGTGGCAGAAAGCGTTGCAACCTTACCAATGACGGACGTGTTGTTGCGTATTACGGTGAAGCCGGATTTTCCACTACTGGAAAACTGACACAGGCGGTTGACCGTAACCCGGTAGGTACTGAATCACCTGATGAAAACCTGAAATTCAGTGCCGGGACAATCGTTCAGGTAATGGTTGAACAGCCAAAGTTTTATTACAAGGTTGTACCGCTTAAAACTGAAAAGAGAACCAAGGGGGCAATCACAAGAAAAATCAGATACTATGTATCAGATACACCAAAGGCGGGATTCAAACTTCATCCGGCGTTCATTGTAAATGGTCAGGAAAATGATGTTGCATATCTTGCAGCCTTTGAAGGTTCACTTTGGGATGCATCTGCATCAGCGTACATTCTTGATGATTCACAGGTTGCTGACTTTGCTGCTGATATGTTATGTAGTATTGCTAATGCAAAACCGCTTTCAGGACTTACACAGGACGCAACCCGTGCCAATATCAGAAAACTTGCTGAAAAACGTGGTACTGGTTGGGAACAGGGTGTTGTTCAGACAACATCCGCTTCACAGATGCTTATGCTGATTGAATATGCAACCTTCAATATGCAGTCTGTCATTGGTAACGATGCTGTTTCCAATTCCAAGACTGATGACGGTCAGACTTCAATGACAGAAAACACAGGTGCAACAATTACCCTTGGTAATGCATCAGGTTCAGTTGTCAACGCTAACGGTATTCAGATTGTGTCATACCGTGGTGAGGAAAACTTTTGGGGCAACATTTGGTGGTGGATTGACGGCATCAATCACTATGCGAACGCAACCACAGGTGAGTGTGAAACCTATGTTGCAGATCATGGTTTTGCTGATGACATTAAGGCAGCACCTTATGAAGATACAGGAATGACAGCAAAGTATGGAAACGGTTATATTTCCGCTTTCTGCTATTCAGAAGATTTTGATTGGTTGTTCTTACCGGGTGAGTTCAACGGAAACACTGCACTTCCTGTTGGTGATTACTGTTGGAATCAGAACGGTACTGGTTGGCGTATCGCTAGATTGGGTGCTGATTGGGATGATGGCTTGTATGCCGGTGCTTTCTATTGGTATCTGAATGATGCTTCTTCTGCTCGTAGTCGGCGTATCGGCGGTCGGTTGGTGTATCGAAAAAAGGTAGCAGCATAACAGGCAATCAATTCCTATAAGGGTTGGTTGAAATATTGTGATAGCAGCCGATTGTCTAAAAAATATATTGAACCAATTCAGCCTTATGCTGATAGGTATTATAAAGATCATATCAAGAAAGGCGGTAAAAAGCATGAAAGAGTACGGAAAAGTACGCAGTACAAAGCAGCCTGAACAGAAAGTCATTGATGACTATTCAGTTTGGGTTGCTGCAAACATCACCCCGGTCACAGAAGTCGGGACAGATGAACAGCCGGGGTTCACTGGTTATGAATATGACCTGACCCAGTACACCAAGGATGAATACATCAAAATGATTGATGACAGGAACACATCCTTGGAAGATCAGATGACACAGGCACAGGAAGCCATGTGTGAAATCTATGAAATGATGGCATAAGGAAGGGGTGAGAATATGGCAAATATTTATGCAGCACTTATCATCAAGGGTAAGAAGTCAATCAATGATGTTCCTGACAAGATCAAGGATGAAGTCAAACAGGTGCTTATTAATGAAGGACATCCGGAACTGGCAGAAGGTGGTAACTGATGTTGTTTCAGTTTATCATAAAAATTTTATTTAGAAAGGATGTGGAATCTATGGCAGTGATCTATGCAACCCTTATCATTAAGGGCAAGAAAACCTTTGCTGATGTACCTGAGAAAATCAAGGACAAAGTGAAGGAAGTTCTGATTGACCTTGATTGCCCTGAATTAGCAGAGTAATCAACAGACAAGGAAATTATCACAGGAACAAAGACAACCGCTATATGACCATTATATGAGGTCACAAGCGGTTGTTTTTATGTTCAGAAAGGACAGAGAAAATGAAACAGACTATTTGCAGTGTATTAGGTGTGGTTGGTTCAGCAATCGCATCTTTTTTTGGTGGTTGGGATGCGGGACTTGCAACCCTTCTGATTTTCATGGGACTTGATTATATTTCAGGTCTGATTGTTGCGGGGGTATTCAAGAACAGTCCCAAGACAGACACAGGTTCGCTTGAAAGCAAGGCGGGGTGGAAAGGTCTTTGCAGAAAGTGCATGACCCTGATTTTTGTACTGGTTGCATACCGCCTTGATCTTGTCATTGACACAAATTACATCAGGGATGCAGTAATTATTGCGTTCATTGCCAATGAAACAATTTCCCTTGTGGAAAATGCGGGTCTTATGGGGTTACCACTCCCGGCAGTCATCACCAAGGCTATTGATATTTTACAGAAAAAGACAGAAAGTGAGGTAAAAAATGAGTAATTCAAGTTTAGTGTGTTATACAAAGTTATCACCGAACCATTCAGGAAAGCGTACACACAGTATTGATCGTATCACACCACATTGTGTAGTTGGTCAGTTATCGTGTGAAACAATTTGTGCTTGTTTCCCGGAAGGAAGGGGGGCAAGCTGTAATTATGGTATCGGTTCAGATGGTAGAATTTCCCTTTGTGTTGATGAAGGTAATCGTTCTTGGTGTTCTTCATCCAATGCAAACGATCAGCGGGCGGTTACTATTGAATGTGCATCTGATAAAACTGCACCGTATGCAATGACTGGTGCAGTATATGAATCACTGGTGAACCTTTGCACAGACATCTGCAAGCGTAACGGAAAGAAAAAACTTCTTTGGTTTACTGATAAGGATAAAACACTTGCTTACAATCCGGCATCTGATGAAATGGTCATCACCGTTCACAGATGGTTTGCAAACAAGTCTTGTCCGGGTGATTGGTTATACAATCGTTTGGGTGATCTTGCTGCAAGAGTAACGGCAAACCTTGGCGGTGGTCAGTCATCTAACAATGATGTTTTATACCGTGTTCAGACTGGTGCATTTTCTGTTAAAGAAAACGCTGATCGTATGCTTGAAAAAGTAAAGGCAGCCCGATTTGATACCTATATGGTACAGGTCAATGGAATGTATAAAATTCAGGTTGGTGCATATAGTGTGAAATCAAACGCTGATGCAATGGCAAACAAGCTGAAAGCAGCCGGATTTGATACTTTCATTACTACACAGGGTGGTCAGGCGGTGTCACCTACTTCAACACCTACAAGGAAAGTTACCGTTGGTAGTACCGTAAGGTTGAAGAAAGGTGCAAAGACTTATTCAGGCGGTTCACTTGCATCCTTCGTGTATGAAAGAGATCATCAGGTAACACAGGTAAGCGGTGACCGTGCTGTCATTTCATACAACGGTACAGTTGTTGCAGCGGTTCACAAAGATGATCTGATTCTTGTGTAACCCGGTGTTACTAATTTGTTACTAAATAGCGGGATTTTGTGAGATTTGCGGAGATATTCAAAACTGAACTTTTCAGCAAATACGGGCAAAAATCGGGGGTGTTATATAAATGAAATTTATGATATAAT